AGAATCTAAACCAATCATAACCATCTCTAGTTGGCTTGAAGGTTAAATAATTAATATCTCCATCTTGTGTTTTTTGAGTCGCTGGTTCAATTCTGATAGAACCTCTTAGATTACTTCCATCAACCTCTGTATCGACAAACGTTTTAGTGTTATCTCCTAGATTCAAATTCGGATAAACAGTCGTAAATCTATCAGTTCCGTCAGCACTATAAGACCATGCTGTGTGAAAATATGGTGTCTTACCGTCTGTCCCAGTTTTACCCGGTGTACCTTGCGTTCCATCCGCTCCTTTAATAAGCGTCCATGAGTAATCACCAGGAGTGGTTGAATCATTGACATTAAAATCAACATACATCCCGATATAGGCACGATTAGAATCAGAAGTTGAAAAATTAGTTACGCCATCGGCACTATTTGCGTAAGCGATATGTGTATATTGCGTTTTTCCGTCAGCACCTTTAGGTCCAGGAACCCCTTGACGTCCATCAACACCTTGAATACCTTGAATACCTTGATCTCCCTTATCGCCTTTAACTCCCATCATCGCAACTGAATACCCTGTTTCACTGGTATTGTCCGTATAAGCCCAAACGGTCTTAGTCCACAGATAACTACCTGCTGCAACTGTCGGAACTGTAGAAGTCCAACCGCTAGTTGGTGCTGTTGTTCCACTTGTTGAGCCTGCATAGGTAATGGTCGTAGTTTTGATACCAGTACCATCTTTACCAGCAATTCCATTAGTACCGTTGTTACCATTGGTACCCATATAGGCTACAGCATATCCAATTTCTGTAGTGTTATCTGTATACGTCCAGATGGTGCGTGTCCACAGAAAACTACCTTTAGCCACACTAGGGACACTAGTTGACCATGTACCAGTTGGAGCAGTGGTACCATTAGTACTTGCTTGATAAGTGATTGCCGTGGCTTTAATTCCCTTACCATCTTTACCTGCTATTCCGTCTCTACCACTGGCACCTGTCAGTCCCATTAAAGCATTGATATATCCCTGCTCTGACGTACCATCTGTATATTGCCATGTGGTGCGCGTCCAAAGATACTGACCTGCTGGTACTGTTGGAATAGTGGTACTCCAACCACCGGTAGGCTTACTAGTACCAGAAACTGCGCCAACATACTCAATGATAGTATTGCTAATACCGACACCATCTTTACCTGCTATTCCGTTTGTACCATTGTTTCCATCTTTTGCAATATAAGATACTGAATAGCCTGTTTCACTGGTATTGTCCGTGTATGTCCATAATGTTTTAGTCCAGAGATGTTGTTCTTTGACTAGAGTAGGGACTTGTGAAGTCCAGCCAGTTGTTGGTGTAACTGTACCGCTTGAAGATATAGTATATGTAACTGTGGTTGAACGTAGTCCAACACCGTCCTTACCTGCTCTCCCATCATTTCCAGTATCTCCCTTATCGCCTTTATCGCCATAAACTGCTTTTTGTTCAATAACATCTTGCGTTAAAGGTGCTAAATTGAAAGTTGTTCGAGTGATAGACCATAGATATTTATTAGTAGCTGTCGTTGTTGGTTGAGTAGTGAGCCAACCTGCGTCTGACCAAGCTTGCGTTGGTGTTGTAGTAGTCGTTGTCAAACGCCACTTTTGAGAAACGTTTGTAACAGAACGTCCATTTGTTCCATCATCTACATTAGTGATGGTAACCGACTGATTTGCGACTACTTTTCCACCAACTGTTGCTTTAAAGCTATAAACATCCTTATTCGCAACTCCGCTAGCATCGACTGTAATTTCTTGAACATTCGCAACAACCGTTCCATCTTTCGACCATTCGTAGCTATCAGCGATTGTTTCAGTTGTTGCAGATCCTTTGTAGATATGTGCTGATAAAGTTGTTGAACCAGTACCGTTTTTGAACTGAACTCCATTAGTAGTAGTCAGTTCTGCTCGATAAGGAGTGCTATCCTTTATCAATTGTGCCAATCTTGATTCTAAATCATCTGAAATGCCATTTTCTAATTCAATATAGTTACTGAAAGTTAGTTTATTATTTGATGGATTTGAAAAACTTATTTCAAGTTCTGAAACACGAGCTTGTAAAATTAGACCTCCCGATTGAGAATTGAAATTACTATCCTGAATCCTTACTGTATCACCAATAGATAAGGGTTTGCCATTTCCTAATGATTGATTGATTAATGAACTACTTGCACTAACTTCGTACGTTACTAATGCATAGGCATATTTTTTAAATTGACTTAGAATATAACCCCACATATCATTAACGTTTTTGTATTCTGTCTCAAAATCTTTACGAATCCATCTATCGCCATCGCTTTGGATTTGAGCGGGGTATAATTCTGCTGATAAAGGAGCATAGGCTAAAGTTGCTCCTTTTCTTTTATAAAATTCTTCAACACCTTCTGAGTTTTTGACAGACCATTCTGAATTAGTCCAATTTAACCCCTCTCGACCAGTTACTTTAGAAGCATTAAAAATTTGTGTTCTATCTACATTTCTTCTGACTCCTGTTACATTTTTACCAAAGTAAAGAATCACATCATTTCGCCATGTTCCTACTCCTTGGATTCCTACTCCATCATTTGCTTGATAGATATTTAAAGTAATTCTTTCAAATGTTCCATCGTCATTCAAGTTAGTAATAAACTCAAATTCTGCATTAAAATTTCCTATTATAGAAAGTAACCTTGAAAGTTTTGACTCTTGACCATCATAGCTAATAGTTCTTGTTAAATTTGAAACTTCATTTATTCCAATCTTGATTTGTGTTGTTTCAAACAAATTGATTTGTTCAAAATACCATTGAATATTATGAGTAGCGCTATTTACTAATGGGCCTACTTGTTCATTTCTAAGTTCAAGGTTTAAAGTAGCACAGTTAAGTGTAGTTACATCATCAGTTTCTTCGGTTGTTAAGACACTAAAAAGATGATCCTGTCCATCAAATCTAAAACTGATATATGCTTGATCATTCAAATATTGACAATAATCTTGTAGTGAGCCATTTTTAAATTTATTAACACTAAAGCTAAAAGTTGCTGCTCCTTCTGCCAAATATCTATGCCAGGTATCATTGAAAAAAGAAGGAATCTCAGGAACTTCATTGCTTAAGAATCCAACCTTATTCATTTGATTATCGTGAATTGTAATTAACATTATAGATACCGCTCCTTCCATTCAACGGTTACCTCTGGGCTAGTTGTGTTCCAAGACGACTGGTAGATATCTATTTCGCTAACGCCTGGGGGAATTGAAAAGAATTCTGAACCCGTCACTAATTCATTATTCGCCAAGATTCCATCTTTTGTGATTTGCCCTCTCTCCATATCAACCTCAAGAGTTGAACCATTTTTATAACGGTTTGGTAAATCATTCCATTTTTGAACAAAATCCTTACGACACCAAAATTCTCGAATTACCATGTGTGTCATCGTTCCTCTTGGGTTAGTTGACCAGTTCCCAAAGAAGAACTTAACCTTATGAATTGCGACATCTTCAAGTTCTGGAACTACAATTGTTTGATGACCACCTTTCCAATAAAAACCAAGAGTTGAACCTTGTTTAAAGAAATCCAATGCCCCTCTATCATCATTAAGCATTGTATTATTATCTTTTAATCTAGTTTGTTCTCCATTATTAGCTACATAAGGAATATGTTTCCATTGCCCTTTTTTATCACCACCTATCCAAAATCCAACAGTACCAGTATTACCTGTTTTATCATCTTTTAATGTTCCATATCCAGCAACAAATTTATCATTTTTATCAGTGAATAGGATTTGCATCACCCCAGTTTGACCAAGGGAAGTTGTCCATGTAAAAAGTCTGAACCAAGCGTAGAAATTAACTGCACCATAATCGCCATTTGAATCAGGGGGTAACACAAGTTCTGTCATGCCCCCACGAAAGCCTGTCTGACTTCCAGGGTCAATTAACTTAACACCCTTCATTGTTTTCTGTTTACCATTGGAAGATTTATAATTATACTCTTGGTATCCAATCGTTCCATTTGTTCCTGCACCAGCCCATTCTGGATGTGGTTGACCCGCGGCTGATACAAACTGTGAAAAAGTAGGATCAGTTTTACTATCATAAAGAACATCGCTATGCTGGATAGTAACTCCATCAGCTTCTTCACGTTTACCAAATTCCATTGCACCTTCGACACCCACAATGCCAAAATAACCATTATCGTGCTTACTTGTTAGATTTAGTTTCACCCAAGTAGGAAGAGTCCCTTTGTTATTAATTTGAATTTTTGTCGAACCATCTGCATTATGAGTAATTGTTCCAAACTCGCTTCCTGAATTAGATTCATTCAAAACTTTGGTATCAACCGATTCAGAGTATCCAGACGGAACTAAAAAAGAGATAGTTCCAGTCGTATATTTTCCGTTATTGTGCTCAGTGGTTTTTATTTCACCATCTGTAATCACTTGCCAGAGTACATTTGGATCATCTGAAAAAATAAGTTTTTGCAGTTGTTTAATTCCTGTTAATTTACCTATAATTCGTTTGGTTTCAATTAAATCTTTAAGTACTGTAAAATCAATTTCTACTTTTTTGGATGAAAAGTTTGACCTTACCAAAGTAGAACCATCCTCAGCATTACTTTCAGTAACGTTAGTTATCCCAGTTGATATTCCACGACGAACATCGTTTATGATCATATAATCCATGAGTTCATTGTTACCCAATTTTATAGAGTTATATTCCATTATTAAACACGTCCCCCTTTTAAAATTTTTGAGGTCTTATCTTGTCTATTTTGTTCATTACTTATATCTTTAGTAATTGCTACAGCAATAGCCCGACCATCAATACTTAAATAAATAGGTCTATCATTCAACTTTTCAACCGAATTAATCACCTTAAGAAGTAAATTATTGGTTTGATTACTATTGTCACTATAGGCTGTGCTATTTGCTGATAGTAATGTATAAGTTTGTAAGTCAAGATTTTTTTCAAGTAAAGCATTATTATCAAATTCAGTAGAAACTGGTAATGTTACTCCTGTACCTACTAAGCTTTGAAGATTATCTGCCACACCAGAAATATTTTTTTGTACAGATTTAAAGTTTTCCATCAAGCTATCGTTGAATCCACCCATAATGGCTTCACCAGCTGGAATCAGTAGTTTTCTATCATAACTAATTGGTCCTTTATGTTCTTTAATCCAGTCAGCAATTCCACCTACAAACTTCTTACCAGCTTCCCATGTGCTCTTAAGTCCCCCGATAAAGCCATCAATAATGGCTCGGCCAGCGCTAGCTAGGTTAATGCTACCAAGACTTTGAAAAACTCCTTTTATTCCATCAATTATTCCTCGGATTCCACTTGCAGCTCCACTGATTGCCCCTCGCATTGCACTAAAAGCACCACTAACAGCTGATTTCATTCCGTTTCCTGCTGAACCAAGTGAAGAAAATGTCCCTCTGATTCCATTTATAATAGATTTAATTACATTTCCTACACTACTAATAATGTTTTGCATGTACAAGAAGGCAAGATGAATTCCATCTTTCAAGCTATTTCCTGCTGTTTTTAGAGATGTGAATACCCCCTGTGCCGTTCTAATACTTGAACCGATACCACCAACAACCGTTGAAATAACTGAACGCATATTAGTCCAAGCGCTACTTATCAATCCTTTTAAAGATGTACCTGCTGAACCAAGACTTGCAAAGAATCCTATTGCTGTACCTACCCATTGAGCTACAGTTGCAAGTACTGGTGCAAAAGCCTTAAACACATTGACTACTGCAGAAATAATAGGCGTCAAAAATCCGACGACAACTCGAATTGTGTCAAATGTTCCTGCTAATGCAAGCATGGCCCCTTTCAAAACACCACCAATAAACGCCCCTAATACTTGAAAAACTGGCATTAAAGCACCAGCAATAACAGTTGCTAAAGGCTGAATTGCATTCCACATTTTTACAAATGAATTTACTAAAGTATCTATTGATGGTCCTATAATACCCATCATTGTAGTAATACCATTTGTAATTGCAGGTACTAATGCAGATATAATAGCTTGAATTCCACTAAAATCAAGTTTTGAAATTCCAGAAGAGATTGTGTCAATCATCGGTTGTACGGCAACTGATATTGCTTCAAAAAGTGATGGTAGCTGCCCGAAAGCAACGCTTAAAGTGGAAATTACTGGCATTACAGCAGAAATGACATTAGAAAATAATTGTGGTAATTTACTAAATACTCCCATAATTTGAGTACTGATTGGTCCAATTGAAGATAGTAAACTGTCAAAAACTGGTTTTAAACCTGAGACAATAGTTTGAAAACTTCCTTGTAGGGGTGATAATATCGAGCTGAACTTTGCAGTAAAGTCAGAGAACCCACTCCCGATTCCATTTCCTAATTGTGAAGAAAGTTCTTTTCCGGCTGCACTCACAAACGTCGAAATTGCTCCTGGTAAAGCCTTAAAAATATTTCCTACCATCGGAATGAAGTTCTTGAATAAGAATGTTGATGTCGTTGACACCAACGCATTCAATGGCCCTTGCAAATCACGGCCTAGTGATAAGTTCCCCAAAACATTAGACATTGCAGCTTTCATTGAATCAAATGACCCACTAAATGTTGTTGATGCTTCTTTCGCAGTTGTACCTGTAATGTCCATTTCTGTTTGGATTGCATGAATCGCTTGTGTGATATCTGAGAAGTTTGAAATATCATACTTTTGACCAGTCAGCTTTTGAGCATCAGTCAAGAGTCGTTGCATTTCTTCTTTCGTACCACCATATCCAAGTTTTAAGTTATCAAGCATGGTATAGTTCTGCTTGGCAAAACCTTGATAAGCATTTTGAATATCACCAATATTTGTACCCATTTTATTGGCATTATCAGACATATCAACAATTGCTTGGTTTGACAAATCTGCCGCTTTAGCTGTATCTCCATTCAATGATTTAATCATTGATGCAGAAAAACCTGTTACGGTTTCCATATATGCATTCGCAGACATACCAGCCGTTTTATAACCTTCTGTTGCATATTTTTTTACTTTGTCTGCATTATCTTTAAATAGAGTTTCGACTCCACCTAATGATTGTTGTAAATCAGCTCCTTCAGAAAGTGATGAAGAAATTAATTTACCAAGTGCTGCTCCTGTTGCTACCACACCAGCTATTGCAGCGACCTTTAAGGCAGAACCAATTTTTAGACCTGCACTATTCCCTGCCGATTCAGCTTCCGGGTCTAATATCCCAGACATTGAACCTGAGATTCCTTTGGCAGATGGCATAATTTGCACATAAGCTTGTCCTAATTCTGTTGCCATTAACTTCCTCCTCCTTTTTGAAATAGTTGCTGACGATATTTTTCAAAATCCTCACCAGAATGAAATCGGATTTTTCTATCAGTTTTTTCTTTTGGTTTATTGATGATATCGGTAACAAGTATTGGCCTATTTTTACCTTTCTGACCATCTTCTGTTTTAAACCATAAAGACATACTTAAACGGTCTTGAATCCCAGCTAAAAGAAGTGTATTGGTTGGGAACTCTTGTCCACGCATCTTCATTTTTATCCTAGATTCTTCATTCAAACCTATAGAAAAAACAGCTATCTTTAGAGGAGATAGCTGTTTGTAGTCGTAAATATGATAAGTTTCTGCAAGGTCACACATTAGCGCTTCTTCATCAAACTTTATCATTCTGGCAAGGAGAATTAGTTTTTTATTTTATTTTGAGCTGCAAAAATATCTTCAAGACTTTCTCTGATTTTGTCAGTTGAAACAAAGCCTTCTTCATCTCGAAGATAGTTTTTTAAATTTTTAGATTGACGTTCTCCCAATAAGAGATTTAACACTTTTGGTAACAGAAGAGGGTTTTCATCAACTTCTGATAAAATTTCTAACAACTCGAAATTATTTAAACGTTCAGTTGTAATTTCATAACGAAATCCGGATTTTGTTGTTCCTTTTAACATATTTCTCGCTTTCTTTATTTAATATTTACGGGGTCATTAGAGTTAAACAGCTGTATCGAGTATGTAGTCGTAGTGAGAATTGCCAACTTTATCTGGTAAACCAGTAAGAGTAATCTCAAATCCAATAGCATCAGAGTCGTTATAAGAAATATCTCCAATTTCAGATACTTTCCCTTGTGGAATCACAATTCGCTTAAATACTCCATCACGTACTGTCATATCAATGACAACCGGATGCTCAATAAGTTCTTTTGAATTAGCCTTAACCGTAATTCCAGTTTTAAGGGTTCCGGTTACATTGTCAGCCCCGTATACTTCTTTAAGTACTTCAACATTCAAAGCTTCAATCAACGTATAGCTAAATGTATCTTCTTTTTCTGTTTGTACTGTAGCAACCGTATCGCCACCCCAAGCTTTGATACTATCAGATTTTGGTGAGTTTTTATTTTTTAATCCATCTTCTGAAATATATCCCAACGGTTTAAAAGCAACATTTAGTGCTGTTTTTGCATCAGTTGGTAAAGCTGTACCTTTTGGCGCTGAGTAAATAGCACCATCAATTTTGGGCTTTGCAGTAGTTACATTTTCTACTTGTGCCATTTTAATCCTCCTAATAATGATTAATATCAAATACTGCTTGATAGCGGTATTCTTTAGTTTCTGTGTCAGTAAAGTTGTAGTCACTGTTCAGTGATACATTGCTAATTTCATTTAGTTCGATTAGCTGTTCTACAACTTCTTTCAATTTTTCATTTAGCTTTGCTGCTTCATACATAGAAGGAGCATAGCTCTGAAATGCAAATGTTGAAGATAAAAGGTGATTACTCTTGCTACTACCTGTTTTTTCAAATAAAACATAGCTTAATGGCATCTTTCCTTTTTTCTCCAAAAAAGACGATACCGATAAATGAGTATCAAGAAAATTTTTAATAATAATCTCAATCATTTAACGCACCGCCTTTAAAATTGTATTGTTTTTCATGTTGTCACGCTTTGCTTGATTTGTTTCGGCAAATACCATCGCATTAGCACGATTTTTACCAACATGCATATCTTGACCATAACCTGGTCCACAGCGCTGTTTAACAGCAGATGCTTTTTCTTTAAGAATTGCTTGCATTTCTGGTGATTTCATCATACTAGCAACTCCACTACGATTTAATTTGAATAGATTTTTAGCCATAGTGTTCCACCGTCACTTTCTTGTTCCAATCTAATGGAATAAGTTCCTCGATTCCTTCAAGTGGTTCTCCAAAAGTCCGCCACGTTTTACCAAAGAATCTAACTTTTTTATTTTCCCAATCATGAGTATCCTTTTTTGGAATAGCTAGAGTATAGATTGCTTTTTTTCCTGTCAAAGTAAGCTGATTAACAATATCATCCGATGAGGTTGGGGAAACCAAGACGTTATTGACCACGATTTCCTTATCTTCATAAATTGGGTTTCCAAAAGGGTCTTTTCCTGTTTCTACACTGTCAATCAAAGTTACAGCAATTCCCTTAATCATTCCCATAAAAATCAATCACCCCAAATCTTTGTTTTTTTAGTCCTAAACGGCTTAATTCAGAATTTTTTATGAATAAACCACCTCCAGGAACAAGATATGAACCAGAAACAGAGTAACCAAGCGCACTCTCTGTTGTCTGAGTCATGGGTTCTTGATCAGTTGATGTCATAAGCGTTCTAGCAACAATATCTACCGTAACTGACTTTACAACACTTGCAAAATATGGAGGTTTTTCAGAAATCATTACATCTAAAGCCCTCCCCACTTTATCAGCTTCTTCACGTAAGGAATCTGAGACAATTTCAAGCAACTTTTCAGCTCGTTCTTTTTCATCTCCCTTTAAAGGGCGCCATAGCATCGTTAAATCATCAACTGTAGCAAAAGGATTCATATTACTCCTTTCCTTGCTCCATCATCAAATCATAAAGCACTTGTTTGTTTGCACGTTTATCATATTCAACACCAAAAGCATCTAACTCTTGCATGATTTGATCTTTAGTAATCCCGTCATAGTTCTCATCTACATTTGATTCTTCCACCACTTGCTCTTGTTCAGGTTTTTTGGAGTCTGCATCATTAGCTTGGATATCTATAACAGCTTCTTTCGATTCATTTTCAAGTACCCAATCTCCGCCAGAGATTTTGAAATCTGTGTCGATTGTGGCTTTAGTTAATGTATTAAAGTATCTCATTTATTACCTCCTTATTAAGAAGCTTCAGTTACCCGAGCAAATTTAGTAGCATCAAGGATACCCCAACCGAGGAACAACTCGGCACGAATGTAAACTTGGTTATATCCTTTAAGGTCAAGACCTGAGTTGTCTGGGTCACCGTATTGGATAATTTCGAGTGGTACTTCTTTCGCGTAACCCCATTTAAAGCCGTTAGCGAAATCTCCGATGATGGCGCGGTCATTTTGCGTCAACGACATATCAGATACTGTCTTATTGACATCTACTGGCAAGCCGTTAATAGTGTCAGGCGTTGCGCCCCATTTCAATTCAGGGAAAAGTGCATTTCCTTGCAAGTCTTTTTGCTTAGCGAGGGCTGAACGGAATGATGGATTGATTGCAATACCAGTTACATCAGCATCAACACCAGTTAACAACTCTACCGCATTTTCAATAGCGCCGTTGGGATCTGCAATGCCTCTTGGAGCTTCAACTTTTTGCGTAACTTTAGAGTCAAAGTGATTTGTCCCAATAACAGCCGATGCTGTACCTAGGCGAGGGTTGACACCGTGAAATGCCATTAAGTCAATACCACGAGCAACTTTTTTAGCAAAACCGTCATTAAACGCCTGCAAGATGTTAATTTTTTCTTCATCTGATGCGTACATAAATTCGTCTGAAATACGCGCACCGTACTCAACTTTGATTGGAACCATTGTCTGTGGAGCAAGCGTTACTCCGCCGTGAGTTTTCTTGCCGCTTTCAGCAACGACATCAATTTCTGAATCCATTGTAAACGTGAAAACTTTTTCACCGTTGAATGGAATAGGTTTTTGAGCTGACAAGCGTGCGATTGAGCTTTTGCCAGCTACTTTGCTGATTAGGTCTGTGACCAATTCTGGGTCAAATAATGTTCCTTTGTTTAATACCATGTTTTATTCTCCTTCTGTTTTTAGTCCATCGACTAATTTACGATAAGCTCCATCTTTTCCGTCACCCAAATTTGGTTCAACATCTTTAAGTGGGGCAGGTGGAGTTTGTGGTTTAATGAATCCGCTGAAACGTTCAGCATCAGCTTTAAGTGATTCTTCATCATCGCCTGAAAGTCGGTCAGCCAAATCTAATGGCAAACCAGCTTTAATAGCAATAGATTGTTTGAGTTGAGTTGTTTTGTAACCACTGATTTGTTTTTCATAATCAGCTTTTTCTTGTTCCCAAGACTTTGATTCTTCAATAGTTGCTTGATATGCAGTGTTATCTGCTTCAAGTGCAGCAATTTTAGTTTTGAGTTCATCGTAATCAGCAAAATTAGCTTCAATCGTTTCTTTTTGGCGTGCCAATCTTGTTTCAATGATTTGGTTTAACTCTTCTTGCGTTTTTGGTAAATTATTTTCTGACATAGTCAAATCCTTTCTCCTGCTTGCCCGGCAGTTCGGTAATTTTTGGTACAAAAAAACGGCTTAAAAAGTCGTCTAATACCGTATTTGTTGTTTTTTCTTCGGCTTGTTATTGCTACAAGCCCAATGCGCCAACAACGCACTGTCCATTAAACTGATATCCATATCATCGAATTGTGATTTATACCCAAATCCACCACTAGTACCGATATTTCTTTTGTCACAGTTGGTGACCACGGTAGCAAGTGAAGGTTGTCCAGAATGGCAAAAGTTTTTTTGAAAAATCCCTTGTTCCCATAGGGAATTAGCATTGATAATTTCTTTTACAGTTGGTAGTATCGGTTCTTTCAATTTGAAATCTTTCATTTCACTCGTTAAGATACTTTGACCACTTTGACCATCAATAACAACTTTTTCAACGTCCGCTTTCTTTAAGAAATTGATAATCCATTGGTTGCCATTCCTTATGGACTGACAATCGATTGTTTCAACAAATACCTTTCCTGATAGTGTTTTAACCGCAATACTCATTGCAACATTTGCACCATCATTCCCATACTTAATACCAACAAAGAGCTTCCCTTTGATAACTGGCAAACGATTAACCTTGAGCGCATTCCATTCTTGCTCTGAAATGACTGATTTCTGGTTATATTTTGGCCAATAGCCAAGACGTTGAACATTATGATCCAACTTATCTTCACCAAGCTCGGCTTCAATTTTCCGTTCGTTTAAGTGATAGCCCATAGATGGATTAGAATTGTACCAGGCTTCGACATCATGAATGTCCTTGACATCTTCAACCGACCACTCCGCCCAACCTGAATACTTTGCTTTCCCAGCTAAGGTATTATCTCGATAATTTGTAAAAACAGTTCCACTTGATACTGGTGTTGGAGGTGTTCCACACATTATAGTCATTGGATTATCACTGTCAGTAACAGTATATTTCAATGCTGATTCTTGCTCAGTAGTATATTCCTGAGCTTCATCAATTACTAAAATGTCAAATCCTTCTCCAAGACCACCACTTGATGTTCTTGTTCTGAACTGAATTACTCCACCAGACTCAATTAATTCCAATCTTTCTTGCCCTTTAGCTTTGATAGATTTGAAATCTTCTCCTTCAACATAACCACTATCTTCAAGATATTTTTTTAATTTCTCATAAGATGAGTGGGACGTACTAATTCGGTGTGCTGTATGAAGAATGCTTAAGCCTTGTTCAAGTGCCCATAATTCAAGGATATATACAATTTCTGTTTTACCATTCCGCCGTGGGATTGAATATCCAAACTTTTGGTGTGTCCATAAACCATCTTCATCAATGGCCATAACCTCTTTCAAAAGGTTCTTTTGCCATGGATAACACTCATGTTTTGATTTTTCGTAAATCTCAATAGCTTCTTGATATTTTGTTTCAGTAAATGGAAGTATTACCGATTGAGTAGGATACTGATTGCCAAATCTTTTTTCAGCAGTCATGTTACTCCTCCTTCAATCTAAATGCATGATAACCCTATCGCTGGGATGAGTTATTTTTTACTTTTTAGATTCAAATTTTTACGTTCAGCAATCTTTGCTTCTTTATCTGGGTCAACCCAGTTTTTAGACCAAACATCCTGACGTAGTTTATGAATACCTCTAGGATCGTATTCTACTGTGCAACGACAACGCTCATGACGATGATACACGTCACTTGGAACATTAGGATAATCATATGAACCTGCCAAATTTCTACACCAATCGCATGCTTTACCTACTAACTTTCGTACAATTTTGGGTTTTAAACCTGCTTTTGCTTGAAAATCAATATTTTTCTTAAGCGTATCATCAACAACACTCTGGCTAAATGTTACTATTGGCTCTTTCAAAAGCCAAAGTATTTTTTCAAAATCATCTTCACTAGAAATACGGTTAACAATGCCATCAATTCTATCTTGATTGAGTTCTGGTACTTGTGATTTTAATTTAAACCCAGCTAACTGATTGAGTTCACTTTGAACATCCGTTGAATACCCTGAAATTAAATCAAAATTTTTCTTCAATATGGAATTGAACAATCTATCTGCAATGTTGAAATACATTTTTCCGTCAGGTAAAACATCTACTGTTACATGAGTTCCCAAAACATCAGATAAAATTTGACCAACTTCAATACCAAATTCATTTGCTTGAATATAAGTTGCTTTTTTATTTTTTAACAATTCCATCGATCGCTTCAACTTTTTACTATTTGCTGCTCTTTCATCAAAGTCTTGATTAATTTTTTCTAAAAGAGGTGGTAAAATATCTTCCATTATTCAGCTCCTTTAATTCCAGTTAAATCACGAATGGTATCTTTATTGATGAACTCAGGAATTGCTTGATTGAGTTTAATTGCTCCATCTCCAATAAGACTTAACATGCTTGCATCAGCTTCAAACAATGGTTCCCATTTCGGTTTTGTTTTGCTAAATTGTTCTCGCAAATATGGAACATCATCACGCAAACATGCTGCAAGATAAGCTACATTTAGTAGTCCTGCTCCCAAACTTCGTTGAGCCTTTCTACCAGCCAATCGTAAGTTTTCATGACTTGCCTTAATTGCTTCAACCGATGATGGATTATCCGAAACGAATCCTAAATCATCAAGAGTTAATCCAGTTTCACCAGCAAAACCAGCCGCTGCAGTTCTGAGTTGTTCAGTAAATGGCGACATGCTTGGTTGTGTAAATTGTCCAAGAGTTGGTTTATCGCCATCCTCGTCTTTTGTAAATTGCAACATGCTTGAAACTGTTGCTTTCCAAGTTTCCATTGGTTCCGCATCATCACTCAATCCAGTTACATATTTTTGAGGGAAAGAATAAAACTCAGCAGTTACATCAGCTCTTTCAAGGGTTCGTTTTGCATTGCTTTGCCAATACATTCCTGAACGTGTGATACGGGAACGCCCAAATGGACGAACTGCATCAGGACGGTGAATGATAGGCACTAACAATGGATGACCTGTTGGATTAGCAATCGAAATATTATTACGTGAATCACGATAATAATAATCTGTTCTATCAGGCAAGAAATGAGCTTCAAGAACAATATTATTGTTTTCATCTCGTTCTAAAACTGCATATCCCTCTGTCAGTAATCCAGTAATTGGGTCAATGATTCCTGTTGCATTGGTAGCTTCAATAACTTGAAGTCGTACTGCATCATTTTCACCTTTAGAAATATAAGTAAAGCTACATGATGCAATAAGTGATGACAAAACAGCACTATCAAAAAATATATCAGGATTATTTTCCTCAAAAATTTCATTTACTGTAAAGTCATCATTTTCAAATTCTCGAAAAACAAGACGGTCTGCAAGACTATCAACTCCTTTTGCACACCACCCTAATATTGAACGATATTGTTGGCTTAATGCTTGTGGAATTGTAATCCCTTTGAATCTATCAACATGCTTCATTGCATATTGCTCATAGCGCATTTCTGCTCTTCGTTTATGAACAGATAGCTTAAATCTCAGGTATCCAATACCTTTTTCAGTCAATTTTATGCTCCTTTCTAAATTAAAAAGAGATTAGTTATCCACCAATCTCTTGATTTCGTTATATTTTTGTTCTATATCTTTTAATCGGTTATATTCAGAAATCGTTAAAGAGATAGAGTTATTGTTATCTAAAAGTTCTGTTATGCTTTGTCCTCCCATTTCTGATATTATTACAAGATTTTCTTTATTTGGAAGATTACGTCCTTTTTCCCAATTATTTACAGTTCCTTTAGATGTATTGAATAGCTTTCCGAATTGTTCCATTGTCAATCCGCTATCTAAACGTATTGTTTTAATTCTTTGCCCTACTATTTGCGGAGATGTTGGATTGTCACTTGGAGAGACTAATTCTTCAATACTGATATTTGCAAATTCTGCAATATTTTTTAATCTTTTAGGATTAGGTGTTGATATCCCTCTTTCCCATCTAGAAACAAGACCTTTTCCAGCGCTAAAGAGAACGCCAAACTCTTCAAGCGTCATTCCCCTACTAAGCCGGATGTTTTTAATTCTTTGCCCAATAATGTAATGTTTATCTGTGTTTTTTTCAGCCATTTTCACTCCTTTCTAAAGTCGCGTGAGAAAAAATGTACAGTGACGGCGTGAAGTACAGAGTTACCCAGAGGGAGGGGGATATGCCCCCATAGTTTAGCTCCTAAGCTCTTTAAATTATTTTTAATAATATTTATCATAAATAAATTAAGATACATAAGAAGACCAATCACGGCTCTGTGGTAAGTTACGATTACCTAATACCTTTGGTTCTTCTTGCTTCACATTGAATAGCTTGTCAGACTTCTGACGGTTGCAAGTCCAATGAGCAAGCTGTAAGTTATCCATCGCTGAAGGATGGCCACCTTTGTTAATTGGAATGATGTGGTCAACAACTGGACTCAATGGATCAGGAGCTTTCAATCTCTTATCGATTGGCTTGCCACATATTCCACAAGTGTTCTGTGTCTTTAAAAGAATCTTTCTATTCTTATCAAAGGCTACACGATGCGCACCAGTACGGTCAGCTCTAAGTACCATATAATAATTACTCCGCTAATCTGTAGCTTCCGATGCCGGCTATATCAACATACAATGGTTCAACTACATCAGGACTGCTGATTAATCTTTCATATAACTCTGTGGACGGTTGGATAACTTCTGATAACTTCCCACATTCAATTCCACCTACGGCAACCTTATCTCCTACGTCATCCCAATAAAAGTAAATAGCATCGTATTCTTTCATTACTTGTTCCTTTCTCCACACAAAAAGCCAACAGAATATATCCGCTGGCTTTATTTGTTTTATTTGATGATACTATAATACAACATTTATCTTGTCCGTTTAAAGGGGGCTAAACGGACAACCTTACCAGAAGCCACCACAATCATCATCATACATTTCAAGAATGGCTCGCTTCTTTCTTCGGACTGTCCTATCACTCATGAAGCAAAGCTTACCAAGTTCTTCCTCTGTATAATAATTTGTATCAACCCATTGATAATGAAATAATATTTTAGATGCATCATCAAGTTTACTGATTAAATTATCAACCCTCTTTCTAAAGTTTTCAATATAAATAATCTGTTCATCCATCATCCACTTCTCTACAATATCGTGAGTTGGATTAGATATTTTACTTGAACGACCTCCTCCTACATTATCATCGTGATGCTCACTCATCATTAACTCTTGTTTACGAATTGCAATCGCCTTATCAACTTCTCTATAAAGATAAAGTTTCTTTGAGATTGTTTTCATATCTTGGACTGATAGGCTATATCTTCTACTCATAGTGTCTTAACTCCTTATATTTATGATATAATAGTAGTTAAGAAATCTGTTTTTAAAGCCCATTGCAGTGGGCTTTTTTTTGTTTAATTAAAAGAGTTAATTCCAAAAGCGACCACTATAATAAAAATCACAGCTAATATTGCAAATATCCATAACCCGATAATCTTAGCTAGTAAATATATACCTAAAACATACAGCATAAACAAAGCAACAATTCCAGTTGCAATTAGTAATGATTTACCCATTTCTCCTCCAGTTGAGTTTAGCGAGTTCCTAGCTCAGTATGATATAATTTGTTAGACCATAAAAATATAAACGTTAGAATTCACAATTTCGCTCAAGCTTGGTCAGCTTGGGCTTTTTTTATTTACTCCTAAGCAAGATGTACTGCCAAAAGCTCATTATCTTGTCGTACCCAAAGAGATGATAGGTTGCTAGAGATAATCCAAATCCTACAGCAACTACTATTAGGGCAATTAGTATCTTATAAATCACTTTCATTCCACAACCTCCTCGATATAGGCAACTTTGAAAGCTCCGTTGTCAGCAGTGTACCAACCTGCGTTGCTTTCGACTTCTTGGATAATATCAGCATAATTATCAGCTTTAACTGTATTTTTTACAAATGCAATTCCTTCTGGCTTGCAGATTGCAGCGCTATATAACTCAAATTTTTTCATCTCCACCTCAATC